GCTTGCCCGATTTCGTCCAAGCCCTTACCGATAGCCCAAATCTCCACGAGAAACAGCCCCGTTGCGATACCCAACTCTGCGAGAATTGCCGTACCGAGAGCAATGTTCACGATGAGCGGCGTACCGACAGAACCGAGCAGAGCGGTCACAATACCGACTGCCGCCAAAATACCTACACCGATACCCATAGCCGCTAAGACCGTGCCACCATTATTGATAACAGGTTGCCACGATTCACCGACCTGCGCTAATCCCTCACCGAGCAGAATGATTGCTCCTGTGATGAGAAGTGCCGCCGCCGCGACTTCTGCGACAATTACGATACCCAAACCGAGGTTCTTTGCGAGAGAAGTGAGGTTCGGGGACAGCTTTGTACTGACCGTGGTGTCTAAGGTGGAAGTGGTATCGCTGACAGTTTTTAGTGCTTCGGTCACTTTAGCCGTGTTGAGCGTGTCTTTGACCGCTTCAATCTTCTTGAACACAAGGATAAGCCCACCAATGAGCATTAACGCGCCACTTGCGACCTCAATCCAGTTTACATTCTCAAAATCTCCCGTAGCGAAACCATTGAGCAAAGCCTTGAGGTTTTGAAGAATCAGCGACACACCGCTTATTGTCAGTCCGATACCCGCAAGTTTGTAATCCTTGGAGAATACCAAACCAATGCCGGACAAGAACAGACCCAAGTTTTTAGTGAGCGAGGTGGCGTTTTCCCAATTCACACCGTTTTTTACCATGTCGCTAATATCAGAAACAATACCTGTGATACCCGATATGATGAGAGCCACACCGCCATACTTGACCTGTCCAAGTAGCAAGAACGCCGCACCGACACCCTCTGCGAAACCACTAAGGAGCTTGGTTACATTGGCGAAATTAGCACCATTCTGCATGATGTCTTGGATAGCTTCTTTCATGGTGTTCCAAGAGTCCAAGAACAGAGCCAACCCTGTGATTTTGAAACCGACACTGCCTAAAATGTTAAATCCTTTCATCGTAGAAAGCCATTCCAACGCTTTGAGTAAGCCCTTGGCGAGTTTCCATGCCGCAAAACTTGCACCAATCGCCGCAACAATCGGAACAATTTCCTTGAGCTTTTCTTTAAGTTCCGCGACCTGCTGATTGACGGAATCGAAAATGCTCTCGTCCCACAGCTTGTCAACATCAAGCAGACCGCCGCCACCTGCACCGCCGATACCACCTGCACCACTCCCACTCGTATCTTCGGGCGGGGAAATGATGTTGAGTTCGTCTATGCCAAGCAAGGCGGTTTTGAGTTCTTTCGCCTTTTTCCCTGCGTCACCAATGCTGTCGGACAAGTCCTCTGCGGCACTTGCACCTGCGCTCAGCCCACTACTGAAAGTGACGGGCTGAATTGTCACACCAAACAGGGTGGCAACCGCTACAATAGCGTCAGTAAGCAGACTGACAAATGCCTGTACATACGGGAGCACCTTTGCCAAAATAGGCAGGAATACGCTACCAAACGCCTTTCCAAGAGATATAATCTGCTGTCGCAGTGTTCTCATAAGCCCCTCGGCGGTAGTCATTTCCCTTGCATAAGTGCCAATCAATCCCTGTGCGTCAGCCTGTCCAACGAGAGTCAGATAGCGTAGATAAGACTTTAGCTCCTCACTTGCAGACTGAGAGCTATAGGCGATACCATAGTTCGCCGCTGTCACTTTGAGCTGAGAATCCACGATGGTGAAACCCGCCTTACGAATAGGCTCAACTTCACCTGCAATAGCGGAGCGTACCGCAATCGCCGCGTCTTCAAACGATGTGTAGATGTCGTTGTAGCCAGCCCAAATGTCATAGACAAGTTCGGTATAGCCCATAGCCATCTTTGCTGCGTCTTTTTCGACTACGCCAAAGCCCTTGAGCATTGTGCCGAAGATTGAAGAATACTGCATGAACTGTTGTGTGTTTATGCTCAGTTCGGAGTTGAGCCGTTTAATCCAACTGTATGCTTCCTCTGCTTCTGAGCCGAACGCACGACCGAAACGCTGTGTGATACCCTCCCATTCGGTAGCGTCATAAATCATATTAGCCACAGCTCTGCCGATTCGCTTCATGGCAACGACAGCAACGCCGATTTTGGCGGCGAGGTTCACATAGCTTGTGGACGCTTTGTCGTTCGACTTCGACAGATTGTTTGTACTGGTAATCAGCTTTTGGATTCTTGCCGGAAACGCCGCAAACCCCGCAGATATTTTTTCCATCTGAGTAGCCAACGGTGTAAACACTCTTGTAAGGGACTGAATTTGATTGTAGAGCGTTCTCATGTCTACATTTTTCAAATTCTCCATCAGCTTGGGGATTTTGTTCAACTGAGTAATAAACGAGGTCAAATTGTTCTTACCCATGTTGGAAAGGGGACTCAGCGCTGATACAAGCTCCGTAAGTTTGCCGTTTAATCCGCTCATGTCCACTTCGTTGAGACCCTGTACCGCTTGCGGCAATCGCTGTAGCTGAGAGATAAAGCTGTTGAGGTTCGACTTGCCGATGGTTGAAAGCGGAGTAAGCGCGTCCGCAAGCCGACCAAGCGAGGAAAAATCAGTCCCATTTAGAGACCGCACCGCCGTTCCAAGGTTGGAAATCTGATTAGCTACAGAGGACGAGAGCTTGAGGTTTCCGCAAGAGGAAAGTGCCTGTAAGCCCTGTGCCATCTTGTTCAGATTATCCGCGTTGGTGGAGCTGATACTGTTCAGTGCGGTGTTCAGCGTGGTAAGCTGTTTTGCAACAGGAGTCAATCCCAACCCACCTTTAGTCACACTCTTGAGTCTACTTAAAGTGTTGGTTAGTTCGTCAATGCTCCTTGCCGCAGCAGAGGATAGCGCACTCACTTCTATTTGTACGCCTTCGACTGTAACATCAGCCATCTTTCATACCTCCTTTCGGGTAAAATAAATGTGGCGCATGACTGTACGAGAGAAATCCCTCACTCGCAATCATGCGCCACACTTGGGGTTGCGATTTACTCACGCTCCCATTTCAGACCGTTGCCGGACTTTTCAAGTTCTGCAACAAAATCTTCAAGAACAAGACTGTACATTTCGCACAGAGCGTTCAGCAGTCCAACCTTATCGTCAAAGGCGTTGTAAATCTCATCAATGAGCTTTTTGCGTACCAACGGGTGGTGGGCAATAAACGCCCCGGAAAACAGGTCGGGCAGGAGAAGCATGGGCTTTTCGAGAACCTTTGCCGCGTCAAAACCCCTACGCTCCATTTCCTTAACGGAATTGCGGGTAAACTCAAGAACATACGGCTTCTCGTTGTAAACGAACTTGATTTTGCTTGTCATAATGATTTCCTCCTAATTTTGTTAGATTATATTTGTTCTCGCCGCAAAAGCCCGTTCCAAAGCAGAGAGCTTAGACAGATTTTGCGGGAAAGAGCCGGGATAAGATTTGAGTACAGGTATGAGGTCTGTGTGACTGCTAAACAGCTTGAGCAGAAATTCTCTGTCTTCGCTTGGGAGGTTATCGAAAAATTCCCACACAGCGGCATACCAACGAGCAGATACCGGGTTGGTAATCATCGGGTGTCGCGCACCCAAACGGAAATAATGTTCAACCAAAGCTGTGTAATGTGTCTTCATTTCTGTTCATCACCCTCACAATCGACCGTTTCATCGAGCAATCCCGCGTCAATCGCGTATCGCCGCTCCAAATTGTACAATCTTCTGAAATTCAGCAAGAATTGTTCATATGGGTAACAGCTCACGCCAACATAGCTGTTGTAGTAGTCGGGGTGGAATACAAACTGGATAAACTCCTTGTCTTCTTTGGATAAAAAGTCAAGCCAACTTACAGTAAATTTATACCATGAAGATGGTATAGAGTTCGGCTTCCACTTGCGAACTACTGCTCGTAAATATTGCTCGACTACATGGGGTGTAATACTGCCGGAAATATATTCGTCCCATAATTTTCACCCCACTTTAGGACTCATCCGAATCATCGGGAGCGTCAATGACATAGCGGCGGCGAATCTCATCTACGGAATACTCGCTTTCACTCGCTAAATCGCCAGTTCGTGGGGTTATAATAACCTCAGTGGAATCCCTAAGACCATACAGAGCCTTTGAAATAAAAATGGAAAACACACTGTTTGCGTTATTTCGTAAAGCAGATTGGTTGAGTACATCTGCACATAAATCATTAAACATTTCAAGCAATCGTCCAGTTTCGCTGTCGGGCTTTTTTGCTCTCCACACTCTCAGAGCACGGTCTGTATAACCTATGGAACGAGCAAATCCAAGAGAGTTTGGAAATGTTGCCGTGTCCTCACAGGCTTGGAGATATGCGAGCATACGAGATTTTAGGGTTTCAACATCATTGAGGGACACCCTTTGATTTTCGAGAGAAGTCTCAAACAACTGCCGCTGTACGGATGTAATCTCTCTCGTTTTATCGTCAACATACTCACCCGCTTGCTGTTTATACACGCTGATTCCCCGTTTAGTCGAAAGCCCTTTTTCTTTGCGTTTCAGCATATCCTCGCGCATTTCTTCATCTGTCATTGGGGTGTTCTTTCCTTTGTTCATAATCTAATACCTCCTGTCTCTGCGATTTTTGCAAAGCTGAAAATTTGATAATTTCGCTTCTCAAGCGGCGGCAGTTCTCCTTGATAGAAAGTGCCACAAGCTCATCTATCGTTGGAAACTCAACACACCGTTTTTCATCAATCATTGGCAATCATCCTCCTCCCGCTCATCGTCCAACGCAGTTGCATTGAGCCACAGGAGACGGGGACGCTTCCCGTCTTTAATCCGCTTGACTTTGGTATTCTGACCCTTATCGGTTTCAATGAGACCATCTGTAGCCAACTGACGGAACAGGGTCGTTTTGCCTAACGGGAAATTTTTATCCTGCTCCATATAGAACCGGCGTACCTCACTGTAAATTGCATCGGGGTAGAAGTAGTAGAAAGCCCTATCTCGATAACCGACAATGCTTGGACTGCTCCACTCTCCGAGTTTATCCATGTCCACGATACGGATAGTCCCACGGTCACGCATTTCGCGGATAGCGTCCAAAAACAGCTTTACAGGCTTTTCTTCATAAATGCGCCGATTCTGAGCCGTTGCCAACTCCATAAAGGTCTCCCAAGCGGACTTTTCGATTTCGCCGCCCTGTTCGGGAGTAATTGCCACCATGGACTCAAGCCATCTACACATGGTGTGAATACCAATTTGTAGATGAGCAACTGCGGCGGCTAATCGCCCGTGTCCATTGGTTTGGGCTTTATCTCGCAAGCGGTAAAACTGTTCCGAACATTCTTCTGAAATGCTATCCCAATTTGCAAGAACGAATTGGATATATTCGCTCATGCACTCATTAAGCTCTCCCGCTTTACGCTGTACAATTGTTAATGCGTCTAAGTTCACATCACCGGGCATTAACTCACAGCACACAGAACGCGCCACAGCACTCTCACCAACATTGCTGAACGCTTCCTCTGCGGTGACAATAAGATTGCACACAGGGCGGTATACAGCCTTTAGGGAGCTGTTGGCATTTAGTCTTGCTCGTCCGGCGCGGTCTCCGATAGCCCTCGCTACGCTCTGTTCCATGCGCTCCATTTGGTCTTTAACGCCTTTGGTTGTTGAGGGGATTCTATCGTCCAACAGAGTCAAAGTCGAATCCAACAACGCCATTGACATTTCTGCCGCGTTCGGGGTGTCCTTAAAACTGATTGGAGCAGACTCACTCTCACGAAAGCTACCAAAGAAAGACAGGAACAGATTTGCCATCGTTGATTTGCGCGTACCCGTTTTACCAACAAAGTACAGAATAAAGCGTGGCTCACACCCAATATCACGGAGTATCGCGTTTAACGGTGTTAAAAAGCTGTAGGCAAGCCCCGTCAAAATGAGTGATTTAGGTGCGACATTAGGCAAATCATGCAACAGCGTAGAGTAGCGACTGTCATGGCGTTCCTGTGTGAAACCGTATCGCCCCAATTTACCATCTAACTGGACGCGAAACTGATTTGTTATACCGCGCTCGGTCACGCTATAGCCGCCGTTGAGGAATACTCGTTCACCATCAATCTCTCTGAATCCTGTATGCTGATATGTTGTTGAACAAGGTGCATTTTCGCACTGGATTTGCATAGCTTCGCTGTATCGGGCTTTTGCGCCGCGTCCAACAAAGATACGACAAGCCGCCCCAAATTTGATGTTGGGTGTCTGACTCAGTATCTCTTTCAGAGTCACGGACACAGTTCCCCACATTCGTCCCGCGCGGCGAACATTGAAAACAAGCTCCTCTACAGGCTCAATCCCGTTATCCACAATACGCTGTTCCTGTAAAATGGGAGTGTGGTTGGCAATCGGTGTTTCCTCTATACCGACCACCTCTCCTGTGTCCTTGCTTTTAATCGGTTCTTTATAAACCAAAGTGCCATCTGCCTTTGATTCATAGCTATCCCCGATAAGCAAGGATTTAGATTTCTCCTCCATGCGCTCACCATCCTTTACCGTTGAATAAGACTCTTATCGGTCATATCATTCAGCGTGGCAGACAGACGGGGCATATTGATGAGGATTTTGTTGCCGCTTTTGATATAGGGAACTTTACCTGCCTTGATGTTCTGCCGGAGGTAATACTCGGACAAACCAGTGATTTTTACGACTTCCTTGATAGACAAAAACATCGGACGGGTAACATCAATCATTTCGCTCATCTTCGCTTACCTCCTTACACATTTTCTTTCGCGCCCTACGAGCGCGTTCATAATTACGCAGATACTCGCGGTTTTTTTCTCGCCACCGTGCCTTAGACTCCCGTTGTTTTGCGCGGTTCTCCTCCGCAACTTTCTGTCGTATTTCAAGCTCAAAGGCGAGTTTTTCCTGTTCCGTCATTTCTCTTTACCTCCCTCTGCGAACAAAAAAAGACGCATGACTGTTTGAGCTTTCGCTCTCGCAATCATGCGCCGTTTGTTTTAACTTACATAGGGTAAGAGTGTCCGAAACACTTTTCATATTAACTTACATGATAAATATAGCATACAAAGTTCCGAATGTCAAGTCCAATCTCCACGAAATACGCAAAATGTTGTATTCGTATCAAGAATACTCGGCACATATTGTGCTTCTTGATTTCTTGTTCCGGCAACAAAATTTGCTATGATAATCAAACTCAGACAGCCACGGGTGAACCACGGGTGAATGTTCTCTCTACATATAGCTGATTTAAGGTGTCACTGTTTCTTGTCACTACTGTCACTGCGGTGTCACTGAAACGGTGTGACAGCTCAAAGATTAGTTTTCACACAGAACAGATTGATTTACCGTCTATTTCAGATTGATTTATAATCTTATTTATCTATGTCACTATTGTCACTGAAAACTACGATATACCCCCTTTATAAAAACGCTTTATCTACTTGGGGCTACTCAAGCCACTCACCCGATTTGATAGCGTGGCAATATATCCCCCCCGGGGGTATGTTTGTACGCCGCTTTTATATGTCGTGTGCGCTCTAAAAAATCAACAGAAAATCAACTAACTATGAAAAAGCGCATTATTTCATCATTGAACACACTACACCAACCTGCACAAAATAAAAATCAAGCCAACAGGCGGCAACGCCTGTATTTATGCGGGGTTTTTCGCTATGCTACACTACATAAATAGCAATTACAAGCCGTTGCAAAAAATACCGTTGATAATTTGAAAAAATCTCTGTAAGAGGGAGTACATTTGCCCCCGAAACCTCCTGATAGGTGAGAGGATTTTCTTCCTCGCCTTGAAAACTGAATAGACAGTATTCCCGATACGAAATCCGCGTGATAGCGACGTAAGGTGCGCCGCCACGACAGCCAGTTCAGGAGGTGATGGACAAGCTGGCCGAGCGATCAACGCAGCCTTTGACCCGGTGCTGGCAAACCGGGCGCGAGGACAGCGCGGAGGATAATGAAACTTGCTCACGCCCTCCCACAGACTTGAGGGGGAGTCCCTGCGGTATGCGCCAGCCCTCCACGGGCAGCGGTACTGTGGGGCTATGCAGCCGAAGCCATCGGCGGTCTGGAATACTCTCCGTGCCGGGGATGCGTGGCAAATACGGCACACAACAATCATACAGGGAGCCGTCAAACCGGGTCTTTCTGTCTTATGACAGCCCAAACCATTCCGGCGCGGCGGCTCCCTCTTTTGTGGATTGAAACGGAAAACAACTGTCCCGCTGCTTCTGGTCATCGTGGCCAGAGGTGGGGCAAGGTCAAAGGACGGCGCTTTTGTGCCGTCCTTTCACGTTTCCCCACGGACAACGGGAAACCATCAAATCTATTCACACCGCTGATTGTTATAGGAGGTTTTCAGATGACGGAGGCAAGAGTCGGCTATCACAAGGAAGTCAAAACCGCGTCTTTTCAGGGCAAATCCATCACCGTGGAAAACCTGACCCCGATGCTCTCTCCCAAAGCACGGGACAAGCGCAAGCGTGAAATTGAAAGCTGTCTGTATGAGGTCTTTGTGAAGTATGCGCCGGGACGGGCGCAGATGCACTAATGCGGGACATCCTTGAGATGCGGGGCTGCCAGAGGTATAATATAGGTGTAAGGTTTGGTAGCTCCTACACGGAAAGGAGCACCAAATGATTATTCGTGAAGATGCCATTTATGGCAGACAGTCCGTTGACCGCAAGGACAGTATCAGCATTGAAAGCCAGATTGAGTTCTGCAAGTATGAATTGAGAGGAGGCAATTTCCGCAAGTACACCGACAAGGGCTATTCCGGCAAGAATACCGACAGGCCCAAGTTCCAAGAAATGATGGCCGATATTCGCCGGGGCCTGATCAAGCGCGTAGTGGTCTACAAGCTGGATCGTATCAGCCGTTCCATTCTGGACTTCGCAACCATGATGGAAACTTTTCAGGAATACAATGTTGAGTTCGTATCTTCCACGGAGAAGTTTGACACGTCCACCCCGATGGGGCGGGCCATGCTGAATATCTGCATTGTGTTCGCCCAGCTTGAACGTGAAACCATCCAGAAGCGCGTGACCGATGCCTACTATTCCCGCTGCCAGCACGGTTTTCACATGAGCGGCGCGGCCCCCTACGGCTTCCAACTGGAGCCGACCACCATTGAGGGCATCCGCACAAAAATGATGAAGCCTGACCCGGAAACGGCAGATATTGCAAAGCTGATGTTTGAAATGTACTCTCAGCCCGCAATCTCTTTCGGGGACATCGCCCGTTACTTTGCCGACGAGGGCATCCTGATCTACGGCAAGGAAATGACACGGGGCTTTATCTCCCAGCTTTTGAGAAATCCCATTTACGCGCAGGCCGACCTCGATATGTACGAGTTCTTCAAAAGTCAGGGGACGGTGGTAGTCAATGAAGCGACAGATTTTGCCGGAACAAACGGCTGCTATCTCTATCAGGGCCGGGATGTGCAGGAAAGAAAAAACAAGCACCTGAAAGATCAGATACTTGTTCTTGCTCCCAGCGAGGGGCTGGTATCGTCTGATACATGGCTGCGCTGCCGGAAGAAGCTCATGGCGAACAAGACGTTCCAAGGCGGGCGCAAGGCAAAGAACACATGGCTTGCCGGAAAGGTCAAGTGTGGCCGCTGCGGATACGCGCTTATGAGCGTCG